ATAGTTCCTTTTGGTGCTTCAATTTTAATATTATCTCCATCAACCGAAGATACTAATGTAGGATCATCATCAAAAAACCATTTTGTTTGAGAACCTTGTAGAGATGTAACATTATTTAATGGACTATCATATTCATTTTGTGCGAATGTAATATCAAAACCTTTAATTGAAGATGTAGCACTTTCAATATTTGGTTCTGCGATTGGATAATATCTATTTGATAAAGAACTTGATGGAATGTAGTTTAGATCTGGATGAGGGACACCTTTTCTAATAGCATCCGTTATACGATTAGCATATTCATCAATAGAAACATCTTCGGCTACATCTGGTTCAGTTAAACCAAGAGGACACCAAATAGGAGTTCCAGTTGTATCATATACATCTGTTCCATTATCTAATGAAGCGAGATCTTTATTCCACATGACATAAAAACCATCGTCTGGTGATATTCTAATACCAGCACCTTTTGTTAATTTTACAGATTGAACTGCTACCTCACTATTGGGAGCAAGTGTAATTGTTTCTTTTAAGAAATTTTTATAATGATAAGGAGGCTGTGAATTTCCAATATCACCTACACCGCTTTCAACTAATTTATTCCCAGTAATAATTAATGACATACTTTTTTAATATAAATAAATAAAAAAAATATATAACTTAATATTAAAAATGGAAGAAGTAACGGAAGAAGTTAAAGTTCATTTGGGTGAAAGAGAACTTATGGAGAAAATTAAAAATGAAGATCCAAGATATATGCCATTAACACCGAAGCATTGGCAAAATGGTTTATCTCAAAAATCACAATTAAAACATTATTTAAGTAAGAAGAATATTTGGATAAAAGAAAATAAAGATGCTGAGAGAAACAATGGGAAACTATTGAAAGAATATATGCTTAAACAACGCATGGGAGAACTATAAACCATTTTTATGACGGTAAGAGACGGTGTCCGAGTACTCGGTCAAAACATTTTTATGACCATAAGAGACCATAAGGAATTATAAACCAAAGTGGCAATAACAAGTTTTTTATAATATTATAAACCAAAGTGGCATCCATAATTAATTGTTATTGCCACTTTGGTTTAGAACTTTTTTAAGATTATTATTTAAAAATAATATATTTTTAAAGTATAAAAGAATGGCTAACAGATACTTAGAGATTTCCGTTTCAAATGCTCCTTCAAATGGACGAATGAGTTTCCGTGAAGGAATGGCAAACCTTATCTTCCAGATCCCAGCAATGGAGGCTACCCTCATCCCATCATCTGTAAAGATATGTGGTAAAATACAATTTTTCAAAGATGGTAACAGAAATGCTGGATCTAAACCAGCATCACCAATGGCTGTAGATGAAAGACTTGGTGTATATGGTGCGTTTGAGAGTTTGACTACTCGTTCAATACGCCATCAGCAGACAATAGAGCAAGTGAGGCACTATGCTCACATGCTTTCAAATTACCTTCCTTTAACTGGATCTGTTACCGATAACATTTCAAGTATGTCAAGCAGAAGTTTAACATTTCCCAACTGGTCTGGATTTAATGAGAGTGTAGTATATTCTGGTGTCCCAGAAGAGTTCTGCCTTTCACTCCCATGCGGACTCCTAAACGGAACTGGTGATATACCACTTTCAAATTCTGCTCTTGGGGGATTGGAATTAGTCCTCGCCCTCGCAAGCGATAGTCAAATGATATTCTCAAATACAGATGATGCTTCTGGTATATCAGATGCGTTTTATGAATTTACTGATTTAAAACTTCTATGCGAAGTTCAAGAGGGAGTAGTAGCCAATGTTAATACTTTCACATATCAATCAATATCTTCATACTATGACACTATCAATAGTGCCAATGCCAATGTATCTTTCAATCTTGGTTTAAGTAAGGTCAGAAGTGTTTTCTCTTCATTTGTTCCATCTTCGTATCTTAACAACAGATCACAGAATGGATACTCAACTCTTATGCTTACCAATAAAGATAACAAAGTTGCGAATGTTAAAAAACTTATCTGGCAAAAAGGTGGATCTCTTTACCCCAAAATGTTTGAAAACAATTCTATTGTAAGAGATAGCCCTTCAACGCTTCTCAGTGATCCAGTGATATTAAAGGATTATGTTTCTTCTGTTAAAACATTTGGTTCAAATATGAGAAATTGTTTATCTGTTGAAAACACTAACAGAAATTTCACGAGCGGACAAGTAACATCGGCAGACATAAATAAAAAACTGGTTCAATATACAACTATCCCCAATGGAGGAATGATCCATGGTTTAGGTATAAATTACGATGCCCTTGGAGGAGAAGGAACAGATTTCCGTGATGAAAACTGGGGAATGAATATCCAAAGTGATTTAAGCACTGACAACCCTCATTCTGTATTTATTTTTGTAAATAGCGAACAGAGTGTCGCATTCAACCAAAACGGTATTCAAGTAATTCAGTAACTTTTTTAAACTTTTTTTAGTAACTTTTTTTAAATATTACCTCATAATAAAATGAGTGATAAAGGACAAGATAAAAGACCAGAAATTTTACGCATGAAACCTATGGACTATATTGCTGGACAAGAAATAGAAAGCGATGTGCTTCGTCCAGTCGTTTTCAGTAATGACAACAAATTCGCGAGATTTGAATTAGAACCCAAAGGTCACCTTTCGGCTTCTTCATCTATTTCTTTCTCTGTTGTTCCAAAGGCTGGTGTTACAAGAGCATTTTTCCCACCAAATATTGGTGTTCATTCTCTTATTGACAGAGCAGTCCTCAGAACTTCATCTGGCAGAGTAATCTGCGATTGTGAGGATTTTGGAAATTTCTCCTCGCTAAGATCAATGATTAAGGATAATAATACGCAGACACAGAGAGAACAGTATTTATCTGGGAGATGTATGGATTATGGATTACTTTACACGCCAAAAGATAATGTTAAGGCTGATAAATATGGATTAGCCAATGGGCGTGAATATACTGAAACAAGTATTTTAGATGCTACAACCGTAGCCTCTTATGGTAAAGCACAAGTTGTTGGATTAGGTCATCATAATTTCCAATATGTTACCACACAAGATGGTCGTTCTGGATTATCTCCATCTTTCTCTATTGCTCTTCATGACCTTTTCCCATTCTTGGCTAATTCACAGAATAGACTTCCTCTATTCATGTTTGAAAGTGATAGAGTTCAAATTGAATTATATTTCAGCGATCCAAGGAATGTAAGACTTTCACAAGTAAAGAAGGATGGTGCTGTTGTTGAAAATCTTGAATATCTTATTGACCAAAACTCCGTGGAATTAATTAGTGACCATATTTTCTATCCCACGCAATCTCTACAACAGATGAAAGATGCTGAACCAAGTGAAATGGGTTACATGGATTATATCCTATCAAAACAAACAATCACCGCAAGTGGTGGGGCAGATGATACGGCACAGACCAATATTAGAAATATCGGTGGTGCTTCAAGAATAGTTACGAGAGTTTTTGCTGGTTATGTCCCTACTGGAAATCAAGAAAATACATTATTAAATAAATATCAAACACTTGCCATGACGGAGCCTCGTAGAGCCGATAGAAACACTGTGAGACAATCTGGACAGTTAGAGAGCAATTTATTTATGAATGAAAGGTTTTTGTTTCCTCTTGATGTTAAAAGTAATTCAAGACATTTCTTCAATCTTTACGATAGTTCAAAGAGACATTATCACACTCCTCGTGAGGTTTATAGTGATAGTGGAAATGCTCTTGTTGATGGGACATCCGCAAATCATAACTATGAAGGAAGAGAACAGAGTGAAGGACTTGCTGGAAGACAATTTTGGCAAGGTTTCCGTCTTAACAGAGGTGAGCGTGTAGGATCTAAGGGTATTGATTTACATATGAACGCCAGAGGTATTGATGGATCTGGTAAGGGATTACCAGACGGCACATATACACAAGTCACCTATCAAGAAGTATTGAGAACATTGACCATGGATAAAAACACTGGACAGATTGAAGTTTTCTACCAATAAACCAAAATGGCAATAACAAATTTTTGAATATATAATATTATAAACCAAAGTGGGATCCATAATTAATTGTTATTGCCACTTTGGTTTATAATCCTTATGGTCTCTTATGGTCTTAAAAATGTTTTGCCCGAGTACTCGGTCACCGTCTCTTACCGTCATAAAAAATAAATATTATCAATAATTTAATTTCTCCGCAAAAGTGCGTTTATTTAAAGCAATTTTTATATTTATATAAGTATAAGTATAAAATGACAAAACCAACCATCAGAAAAACCTTCCGCAAAAACAATAAAATTTACCTTGTTCCTAACACACCATCAAGGGCTGAAGTTCAAAAGCAAAATAAAGAATGGCAACAAATACAGCAAACAAAATTAAATCGTAAAGTTTTAAACAATCAATTCATGGATTTTAATCATTATTGGACAGAGTGTTTTAACACACATGGTAGTTTCATTTACATTTGGGACGAAAACAAATACAATCAATCATTTTTAAAGTTTATTAAAGATGTATAAATAAAATCATTTTTTAAGTTATTTTTTTTCTCTGTTATATTAAAAATATGACAAATATCATTGTTCTTAACGCATACGATTATCGTTGGGAAAAATATAAAGATAATCCAATTTATCAAAGATTTAAACCTACTTACTATAAAGATATTTCACAAGAAACATTAAGTCAATATGTTTGTAAATGTAATCCACGAGAGGAATTATTTAGGAAGATAGTATCATGTGCTGAAGGTCATAAAGGTATATTAAGAAAGATTGTTGCCGATGATTTAAAAGATATTGTTATATTGGAAGATGATGGAATGTTTGATTTATCAAGGTTACATGAACTCAAAGGATTAAAAGATTTTACATATCTCGGGGGGATGATCACATCATTGGTGATGAAACATGAAAAAGAATTTATTAAAGATAAACGCGAAGGTATTATAAATGGATTATCACATGGATTGAATGAAATAGAAAATGAAAATTATAGGATAAATTTGGGATTATGCTATTTCATACCTAATAAAGATATAGCACAAAAGATTTTAGATCATATCCCTATATATAAAAAAAATAGGGCTATTGATATTGATTTTATGTTACTACAAAAAAAAGGTATTATTAAAGATTTTATTTTTCCAGCAATAGCAACACAGAACATAGAAGAAGCAAATAAAGGTTTTACATATTCAAGATATAAGATGAAAGATATAGGTTTTAAATATTAATTTTTTTATATTATTAATTATAAATGAATAAACAATTGTATTTTAAGAAACTCGGAGAAGATTTAGATTTTGGATTTAGGAGCGAAGATACTGCGAGACAATTTCTTAATGAATTTTTTGAATGTGACCTTTATAACACAAGGACAGATGATAATGATGAATTTAATAAATTTGATTATCGTGGCTTTAAAGATGATAAAAAAATTAAAGTTGAATTAAAGACGAGGAGATGTAATTTTGGAGATTATCCAGATTTACAATTTGAACTCGGTAAAATATATGAAGCAGAACAATTTATCAAAGATAATTCAAATGCTGAATGTTACTTTGTTTGGAGATGTATTCATGATGGATGGGGTAAAGAAGGATTTGTATATTGGAAATATCATCCAGATGAATATTTTAAAGGAATGGGTGGAAGAATGGATAGAGGTAGAGATGAATGGAAACTATTGACAAAGATAAAAAATGAACATATTAAGAAGATGTTTTAACATATACATCTTTGATTGTATCTATATCAGTTCCCATTTTATTTGATAACTTCTTTTCCATCTCCTTAACATCTTTAAGTAAATCACTTGCTACAATTTTTCTTATGATAGTTGTAGATATGTTTTTTTGAATATATTTTTTACTCGTCTTGATTAACAATTGCGATATACTATTTCTTGATAATGGAAATAATGTATCTCCTACCCCTAATTTATTTATTCTCATATACATCCTTATGATCTTTTCAAGAGGCTTTGAAATCTTGATTGTCTTTTCCTTATACTTCTTACTCGTTTTATAATCATTCAATATGAACATGAGAGAACCTTTTTCAATTACAAGATAGTTGTCGTCTTCTTTCTCTTTATCACTCAGTTTGTTATACCCTTTCTTCCCAATGATCTTCATATTAGAGAGGTCATTTCTCATAGGGTTCTCAATTAATATAGAGAGTATTGTGTATGCCATTAATAATTTATTTTCTGTGGGAGAGATTGTATCTTTCTTTTTTAATTTTGGAATATTCAAATCTTTTCTTATCATTTCAATAAATGCTCTTAATTCATCAATAGAGATAAATGAGTTCTTCTGTTTGTCAGAGATAACCCCCGATTGTTGATTTTCAAGATATTTAGCATTAAGATCATCTCGTATAGTATTATATTTCTCAATCAATTCTTTATCTTGATCTAATGCCATGAGTAAAATAATAATTGAGTTATAATAATTCCTCTGAGTTGTAAAATGTTTTTCACTTAATTTTTCTTTAACATCGTCAATTTTTTTGAGAAAATTAAAATCCTTCGCATCAAATAACTTCTTTAACTTATTAAGATTACTTGAATACATTTTGACAGTGCTGTCCTTAATGTTTGGTCTGGCTTCTTTGATTTTTTCGGATAAGTTTTCTATATTCATTTTATATAAATATAGATTTTAATTTAAAAATAATCTAAAAAAAAGGAAATATACCAAATTGGCAATAACAAGATTTTTAGAATATTATAAACCAAAGTGGCACTCTATATTAATTGTTATTGCCACTTTGGTTTATATTGCTTATGGTCTCTTACCGTCATAAAAATGTTTTGCCCGAGTACTCGGACACCGTCTCTTACCGTCATAAAAAAGTTTTTATTCAATCAAATGATATTACAAATTTTCCAAATTTCACTTTACATTCAACAAATGATTTTTTTGATTTTCTCTTCAATATTTTTCTCATATGTAATTCTTTATTTACCTCTGGTGATATTTTAGGTTCTATGTTATAAAGTTTATTTGGATCATTCATCAATAACTTAATAGCCCTTCTTACAATTGTAATATCACCATATTTTGAAATATCCATAGCCATGTTATATATTTCAATTAAACTATCAAATAAACAATCTTTGAGATTATATCCATTATTACAATAATGAATTATTTTTTTTGCCTTAAATGTAACATTATCTTTGTCTTTACAAGAAAGAATTTTGGAGGGATTTTTATTCTTTAAAAATTTCCTTAAATCTTGAACATCTTGAATTAAATATGTATTGTCCTTTGGTATATGTATATAGTCTAATTTAGATAATATTTCCCATAGGCTCGTAGCGATTTGAAATTTATTATTCTTTTGAGATACTCCGATAGGAATACCGAAATGATTAATAATATGTAAAAGTTCCTTTTTGCTATGTGACTTGTCAATGATGGTATTGTTCTTTGGCATTTTTTTAATATAAGCATATATATTTATTTTATATTTTAATAATAAATATGCCGTATAAATCTGGAAAACTTAAAGGTCAATTAACTACCGCGGAATTGAGAAAACTTATAAAAGCACATAATGTATTATATACGATAAAAGTTCCCAAAGGAGCAACGCAACCAGACATGGTAAAACTTATAAATAAAAATGGTTATAGTGTTAATCATAAGACTAATTCATTAATTTTAAGAATGAAAAATCTCCCTCGTAAGATTACCACCGCGGATATACCTAAAAAGAAAGAACCAACACTATTAGAGAAACAGAAGAAAGAAGAGAAGAAACAAGAGAAAATAGAGAAGGAAAAGAAGAAGGTTAGAGATATAAAGAAGGAGGCTATTGCTGGTGAGAAAGATAGACAAAAGAAGAAACCAAAAAAAGAAAAGGATAAGGTGAAGCCTAATGAGGCAAAATTTAAACTACCATCACAAACTCCAAAACCAGTAGTTATTTCCAAAGATAAAAAACCTCCCAAGATAGACAAATCATATAAGATTGTTAAAATAAATAAAACATCATATCCTCTAAATGTTAATCAATATCCCGAAATTAGAAACATTCCAGTTGAAGATATTTGGAGTAATCTTGTAACTAAGGGGTCAAATATATTTTATCCTTGGTCAAGTATATCAAGTGTGTCAGATATAATGTTTTTTCATATCATAAAAGATAATAAAATTAAATGTATTCCACCAGTAGTTTCCAAGATGTGTGAATATATTGGAAAAGAAAATAAATTAGATGCTTATGGTAAAAAAATATCAAAGGAAGTTGAAGTATCTGGTGAAAAGAAAAAAGTAGATGTTAAGTCTTCTGCTTGGATATGTCGTCCAAATGATTTCATTAAGAAGTATGCTGGTCAATATGCTAAAAGATATTTAGAATGTAAAAAGAAGAAAGAACCAGTGGCGATACCAATCACAAAAAGTGGAAAAAGAGATAGAACTTCTACACACGCAAACATGCTAATCTTAAATCCGTATCTTAATACAGCAGAACATTTTGAACCACATGGAGAAGAATACAGAGGACAAAGGCTAATAGATAAAAAAACTGGAAAGTCCAAGAAGTTTGTTCCAGAACAATCAAGTTTAAAAACTGGTATTGATGCTATTAATAGAGAACTTAAAAGATTGGGGAGTAAAGATAAATTGAAATATATGCCGATGAAGGATGTATGTCCAAAAGACCCCGAAGCATTTTTTAATGGATTACAATCTGGAGATAAGTATAGAGAAAAAGAACCTAAACTTTTTGAAGGTGTTGTTATCACAGAAAGAAAAGGATATTGTCAAATGTGGAGTTTATTTTTCATGGATACAAGAATGAAAACATTAGAACAACCAGCGAATGAAGTTATGAAAAATATGTTGAAGATGGCGAATGATTTGGTTTTTAAAGAAGATAATAAATTAACCAATCAACAATACATTCAATTGATGAGAGGTATGAGTAAATATGCTTGGGAACAATTACAAGAAGTTTTAAAACAACCATACAACACCGAAGGAATAACAAAAGATAATTTAATTAAATATTTGGATGGTAAAACAATTACAGAAAGGAGAGGTGTAGAAATCGCATTGGAAAATCTTACTGTTAAACTAATTAGTGAAATAACAAAGGGTGAAGCATTTGAAGATGATCCAATAGATAAAAAAGTTAGTCTTGGTTGGAGTGTTAAAACAGAAGAGAAACCATTAGATATAAGAATGTATAATTCATTGGTTAAATTATGGTCTGATTTTTTGAAAGATATAAAAGCAAATTCAAATGTTACTGTATATAAGAGATATGATGATTTATATAAATATATTACATTGAAAGAAAATATGTTAGATAAACCAGTTAAGAAAATTACAAAAAGAAAATCAATATCAGATGCTTTAAAGTTTATTAAAGAATTATATAAGAATGATAATGATTATGATATAAAACCAGTAAATGAATTATTGAGGATATTTTAAATATACCAAAGTGGCAATAACAAG